GAATGAAATATTATCATTAAGATAAACATTCATAGCAGAGTAAGCGACATAATCTTCATTCTTAAAAGCTCTATTGAAACCACTATCAAGCTGTTGCTGGGCTACACCCTCAAGATATGTTTGCTCCATAACATACCCATCACCTTTTAGGTACTTAGTATCTTCATGTAATCTATCAGAGATACCCAGCGAAAGGAAATAAGGATTGATTAAGCTAACCTTGTTAGAAAGCATATACAATGGCACACGCCTTACAGCTTCACCATTACCACGTGCGATACTGGTATGGATTGAAAGAAGTTTGTTCAATTCGTTAGGGCAATAATGGTTATTCTCACTCTGAAATTCATCAAATAACATCTTATCAACATCAGATAACAGATGTGAAAACTTCTTTAAACTATCAGCATTATTCAGCGTAACGCAGTAACCACATGATACGTCATTAAGAAACAGCTCAACAAAGATACCATTCGCCCTACGTTTATCAGTCATTACATCAGTAGGAAAGAACAATCTTTGTATATCCTTAAAGAACTTATCAGCGCAATCTGAAAGCTCATAGTTCCAGCGATACACTAGACAGAACTTTTTCTTTTTAGTTTTAAAATCTTTGACAAAGTATCTGTTAAACCATGTAGTCTTACCTATGCTACGATTTCCAGTCGTTAAATATATTTCGGGCTGGTTATTATTAAGGTCTTTCATGGATAACAACTTTGTACCATCATAAAAATCACCCATATATTAGTTTCCTTTCAAGGGTATTATACCACATGAACTTGACAAATGCAATCCAATAGTATATCATAAAGATGAATATAAGTAAAGGAGTATTCATTATGTCGAGTGAGATTATTTCAATGTTATTAAGTGGTACATTTTCACTTGCTGGTGCTGGGCTGGGAGTTATAGCCACCAGCAAACTTACAAGCTATCGTCTAGGTGAACTTGAAAAGAAAGTTGATACCCTTACAAGAAAGGTAGAAGATTTTTCATCACTAGGACAGCGTATAGCTTTGATTGAACAGAGGATGAACTTATATGAAAAGGAGAAGAAATGAAAAAATATCTTACTTCAAGAAAATTCTTATTAACATTCGCATCATTTTGTGGCTCAATAGGCACAGCAATAGCTGGTTTGCACACGGAGAATGAAACCCTCGTTATAGTAGGAGTTATCTGTTCAGCTGTTTCTGTAGCTATCTACACAGCGGTAGAGGGATTAGTTGATGCAACCGCAACCACTAACCGCACTATCGAAATTAGAGAAAATGTTTCACGTGAAACATTGGAAAGGGAACTTGATGGGAGCAAAAACGAAGCTCAAGGGAATTGATATTTCACATCATAACAAATACAACTTACCAACATTTGAAAAGCAAGACTTCATTATTATGAAAGCAACAGAGGGCGTAAGTTACAAAGACCCTATGATGGATGCTTACATAGAGAAGTTACCATATGAAATGCTATATGGTTTCTACCATTTTGCAAGACCCGAACGCAATCGAGCAAAGGAAGAAGCACTCAACTTTTGCAAGACCATTGAACCTTATGGTGAAAATGCTATGCTGGTGCTGGACTGGGAAGCTCAAGCTGTAGCCCAGCCTATCGAGTGGGCTGTTCAATGGTGCAACGAGGTAGAGAAAGTCTTTGGAAAGAAACCACTTATCTATTGCTCAAGCTGGTATACGAAGAAATGCAAGCCACTACTTGAAAATAATAACGGACTTTGGGTTGCACATTACACCAAAGCTGATAAGCCTAAAGTATATACTTATCCTACATGGGCTATGTGGCAGTATACTTCTACACCCTATGACAAAGATATATTCAATGGCACAAGAAAACAATTTGAAGCCTATTGTAAAAGAAAGTGAAGAAGAAATGGCAACCTTTACACCCAACTCTTACACACAAGATATATGGAATTTCTTAATGAGTTTCATAGGAAATGAAATTGGTGTAGCTGGTTTAATGGGTAATCTATACTGGGAAAGTAGTTGTTATCCAAATATGCTATATGGTGATACAGCACCACCCACATCATTGTCAATAGATTATACAGCAGATGTTGATAATGGTACAATGACAAGACAACAATTCATTTCTAGTCGAGCTTACGGATTAGCTCAATGGCTATCTAGTGGAAGAAAAGCAAATTTATATGATGCACCTTGGGTGCAAGGTGGTTCACCACCATCACAATCAAACAGTATTGGCTCACTTAATCGTGGTCTTAACATGATTAAGTACGAACTATCACAAGGATATTATAAATCAACTTTAACATATTTACAAAATGCAACCGATTTAGACAGTGCAACCAATAGAGTATTCGTTTATTATGAGGGTGCTGGTGATAATACCCTTGGTGTAAGGCAAGAGCTGGCTGGACAGATATACAGCACATACGCCAGCGGTCAACAGTTATTATATATTGCAGTAAGCAGAACTGGTAACGGTACTATAGCAGTATCGAATTATCTACCGCAAGCTGGTGAAACCATAACACTTGAATGTATACCAGCAAGTGGAGAAACACTGATTGACGTTCAAGCATGGACTATACAAACACATTACAGCGTTGCTCTATCTGTAACAGAAATACAGACGTTTCCTATGCCGAATGAAAGCATAGAAATAATTGCAACATTCAGTGGTACAACACCAATACCACCCGAACCGCCACAGCCACCAGTAATAAATAATATAATAACAAAGCGTTTACCTATATGGATGTACCCAAGATTAAGGAGAAAAATATAATGGCAAAATTAACACCTAACGATTTTATGAAAGCAGTTCAAGGAATACTTAAAGATAGAACAGATGATGAAGCGCTCAAATTTCTTGAGGATTGTAAAGACACCATTACATCTGAACATGAAGATTACAAAGAGAAGTACGAAGCTGTGCTCAAAGAGAAAGAAGAACTCGATAAGAGCTGGCGTGAAAAGTACACTACACGCTTCTATTCAGATGATACCAATATCAATAATAACAAAGACAATCAAGACAACACAAACAAAGACCCTAACTTTGATACTCAAAGTGAAGCACTAAAGAAAGCTGAGAGTATCACAATTGATGATTTATTCAAACCAGTAGAAGAATAAGTAAAGGAGAATGATTATGCCTACAAGACCTACGAAAGTTACTCTTGATACTAACGTAATGAATATCCTCAATGCGTTACGTAACAATGCTAGTAACAGTTATAAAGATTACGTACCACCTATGACAGACGTTTCAGAACTTCGCCAGATTGGTAAGATTATCATGGATGTTCCAGCACTTCAGAATGAGTTCCTTTCAGCACTCATTAACAGAATTGCACTGGTACGTATCACATCCAAGATGTTTGATAATCCTTGGTCAAGATTTAAGAAAGGTTTCATGGAGTATGGAGAAACCATTGAAGAAGTATTCGTTGACCTTATCAACGTTTATCAGTTTGATGCAGAGAAAGCTGAAACTGAACTGTTTAAGCGTGTAAGCCCTGACGTACGTGCAGCTTTTCACGTTATGAACTATCAGAAGTTTTACAAGGTAACAATTGAACGACAGAAACTTGCAAAGGCTTTCTTATCAGCAAGTGGTATGAATGACCTTATCACTTACATAATGACAGCTATTTACACAAGTGCAAGTTATGACGAGTTCCTTACAATGAAGTATATGCTTGCAAGAAATATCCTTAATTGCAGAATGTACCCTATCGAGATTGACGCTGTTTCAGAAGCAAACATGAAGTCAATTGTTGCATCCGTTAAAGGTACTTCTAATCTTCTTGAGTTCCCATCAAGAAAGTACAATCCAGCTGGCGTATTCCAGCACACAGATAAAGAAAACCAGTACATTCTCATTGATGCAAACTTTGATGCACAGATGGATGTAAATGTTCTTGCTAGTGCTTTCAATATGGATAGAGCACAGTTCATGGGTAACAGAGTTCTCATTGATGGTTTTGGTGCTCTTGACAATGAAAGACTTGCAGAGCTGTTTGCTGATGACCCTTACTATGTAGAGATTACAGCAGATGAAATGACAGCTCTTAATCAGATACCTCTTGCTGTTGTTGACGAGAACTTTTGGATGGTTTATGACAACCTTAATGAGTTCAGAGAAGCTGAAAACGGACAGGGGTTGTACTGGAATTACTTCTATCACCAGTGGAAAACATTCAGCACATCACCTTTCTCAAATGCAATCGTTTATGTTCCAGCTACACCAGCTGTTACAAGCGTTACAGTTACACCCGAAAGCGCAACAGTTAGTGCTGGCTCATCACTTGCACTTACAACCACTGTTGTTACGACTGGATATGCACCACAGACTGTTACATATTCCAGTGACAATGACAAGGTTACAATCACAGAGGGTGGCGTAGTACAGATTGATGCTGATGCTACTGGCACAGCTACAATTACTGTTACATCAACCTTTGATGCTACAAAGAGTGATACAGTGGCTCTCACTATATCATAATAGCCGAGTAATTTAGATATAGGGCTATGGAGTAATGTGAATAATGTTTCACGTGAAACATAGCCCTATTAAAATAAGGAGAAAAGCATGGGATATGTAGTTCCAAATACTGATGTGGTATTGTTTAAGAACATCAAGCTGGATAGTAGTTATGAGAATACAATCTACTTTGCAAGCAAGCAAGCACAAGAAGCATACTTTTTTGATAATTCAAAAGTATTGATGTATCTTACATCACACAGTTACAATAGAACAATGAAAAATTCTATAAAGGTAAAGCTACCAGTAGCCACAGTTGAACAGTGTACCTATATGGCTTTTCGCAATAAGTCTTATGAGAACAAATGGTTTTATTGTTTCGTTGATGATTTTAATTACATCAATGATAACAATACAGAAATTGTTTACCATATTGATTACATACAGACTTATTTTATTGGCGAATGTACTTTACTACAATGTATGGTATTGCGTGAACACGCTATGAATGATACAGTTGGTGCTAACAGAGTTCCCGAACCAGTCGGTAGCGACCATGTTATGTATACTGAAAAAGTAAAGTGCGCAGAAATGGGTGAGTATAGCGTAGTTGTTACAGCAAGTGCAACCGAAACTACTGGTTATCAAGGTGACTTCTATCGCCAAGGTATGTTCAATGGTATGAAAGTTACATACTATCCAGTTACAGATGGGTCAGACGCAGATTTTATTATGGGCGTACTTAAAGATATGCTTGGTGATGGTAATTACATCGACCCAGCAGATGGTACAGACAGACAGCAAGTTACAAACCTTATTATGTTCCCTAGTGCATTTTGCGCAGAAACACAGCAAGGCAATCCAATAAGTATCAATATGGGCTTTCAGATTAACCGAACAGAGATAAGCGGTTATACACCAAAGAATAATAAGCTACTTACAGCACCTTATAAATCACTACTCTTGACAAATGGTATTGGTGGAGCTGTTACACTTGACTATGATGATTTTACAATTGGAAGTGTAAGTTTTAAAGTTACTGGCGTTTGTACTGGCAGTGGTGAAATGATGTGCGTACCACAATGGTATAAAGGTGTTGAGAATAATTATGACTACAAGCTGATGATAAATGGCTTTCCACAGTGCGCTTATACTATTGATGCTTATAGAGCATGGGTAGCTGGTGGTGGAGAAAAGTATCAGAAGCTAGGTC